TGCGGATCACCCGCCTGTCGTAGACCCGAACCGGCGGGCTGGCCACAGCCCCGCAGGGAGTGCAAGCCTCCCGCCCGCCACGACCCTCCGCCACACCGGCGGGGGCGAACACGCAGAACGGAGAATTGACATGACAGCGACAGAGACGGAGACCATCCGTGCCGGAGACGTCGCCGTCGGCGACGTCCTGGTCCTCACGAGAGCAGCCCGCCGGGTGGTGACTCGGCGCGAGACGCTGAGCGAGCTCGGCTGGGATTGCGTCCAAGCGTGAGTGTCCTAGCGCTTGAGTGGCGCCCGCGGCGCCTTTCGGATCTGGTTGGCCAGCGTCATGTCAGGCTGCTGCTGACAGCGCTGTTGAAGAGCGGAGACATGCCCTCTGCCATGCTGTTCTCCGGTCCCAGAGGCACCGGCAAGACCACAGCCGGCCGTATTGTGGCCGCCGCATTGAACGCTCCCGACGGCGAGGGCGACGTGGCGGTGGACGACCCGCGGGCCCAAGCGGTGTTCGACGGCTCGTCGTACGACGTACTTGAGATCGACGCGGCGTCCCACGGCGGCGTCGACGACGTGCGGGCTTTGCAGAGCCGCTTGCAGTATCGGACCACCGGCGAATGGCGCGTTGTGCTGCTAGACGAGGCGCACAGTATGAGCACGACGGCCTACAATGCCCTTTTGAAGACGCTGGAGGAGCCGCCGCCGCAGACTCTGTTCATTCTCTTGACCACAGAACCGCACAGGATCCTGCACACCGTGGTGAGCCGCTGCTGGCCCTTGGAGTTCCGCAGGGTGAAACCGTCTGATATCGTGAAGCGATTGCGGGAGATAGCGGACACAGAGGGATTTGAGGCCGCTGACGGCCTTCTGGTGGACATAGCGCGACGCAGTGACGGGGGGCTGCGCGATGCGGTGATGCTGCTGGACCAGTGCTCCCGCGTGGGCGTGGCAGACGCCGACGGGCTGGCCGAGTTCCTCGGAGAGAGTGATTTCGCGCCCAAGGTCCTGTCCGCTATAGCCGCAGGCGACGCTTTCACCGCTGTGGCTGCCCTAGACGAGGAGTTCGGGCGGTGCGGCGACGCTGGGAGGGTGTTGTCCGACCTCACCGACTGCCTGTCGGACCTTTTCCTGTTGAGCCGCGTTCCCGAGGCCGTGGATCCTGCCAGGCTGCGCGTGCGGCAGACCTTGGTCAAGTCCTGCCCGCCGATGCGGTTGCTGCAGATAGTGCAGCCGTTGTGGGATCTGCGGGCGCGCCCTTCGAGGGAGCACGGCGGGCCTGCCCTGCGCCATGCGGTTGCCGTCTGCGCCAAGCGGGGGTATGCTTTGAAGCCCAAAGAGCCGGAAGCGCCGGCCACAGCGGATGACCTTCAAGAGTTGTTGAACTGAAAGGCAGGGAACATGACAGAGGAATTACCGATTGTGTCGACTGAGCCCAAGGCGACTGTCAAGCTGCAGTGCCGCGTGTGGCGGCTCGAGCAGGAGCTCGGAGCGATGAACGGGTACTCTATCCGCGGGCGGCAGGCGCAAGAGTTCCAGGCGCTGCGCGGCGTCGGCCCGAAGACCGCTGCCGCACTGGAGGCGGCGCAGCCGATCCTCAGCGAGGGCGCGTTGTCCGACATAGCGCCCAGCGTCCAAGAGGCCACGCTGCGCGAGGTCTGGGACGCTTTCGTCGAGCCGGTGCCTTTGGCGCCCCAGAAGAAGCTGCACCGCAAGGTCGCTGAGAGGAACAGGCTCCAGGAGGACTTGAACGACCGCAGGCAGAACCATGAGGCCAACATGCTGCGCAAAATGGCGCGGTCCCGGGCGAAAGCGGACAAAAAAGTCCTAAAATTGCAAAAAAAGATGGACAAGAGGGGTGTGAAACTGTAGCCTGAAGGCCAAGGTCTCCCACGAGTGGGAGTTTGATAAGCGAGAAGCCCGCAGGAGTTGCAACTTGCGGGCTTCTCGCTTTTTCGGGGTTTGGGGTACCCATTTGTCGATATTTGGGTCAATGAGACCGTACAGGGAGCCCGAACTAGTACCTTTGCGCCAGGTTCGCGTCGGCGTGGAGCTTCCCAAGGCGATGTACAAGTCGCTGGCCGAGTGCGGCGGGGTAGATCCCGACTTGGTTGAGCTTTACGACGTTCTGCGCAACAATCTGATCGTGGATCTCGACGCCTCGGGGCACAGAATGCGCACCAGCGACCATTTGCTGGTCGAGCGCATTGCTTTCGCCTATGTGTCCATGAAGACTATCGAGGCGGGCGGGGGCTACTCTTCCGGCACTGAGCAGAGGAACTTGAACTCGCTGTTCCAGACTATGATGCAGGATTACAACAAGCTCTTGGGGCGCGACGACGACGAGCGCTGGAACCGCCAGCAGGAGCGCCTGGTCTCCGCCGTCAAGAAGGCCACAGAAGGCTTGTCGAAGGAAGAGCGCACCGCTGTCATCCGCGCCGTGTCGGAGCAGTTGTCGGTCGCGGCGGCGTGAGCGCCCAGCACTCGAGTCTGACCGACTCTCTTCTGGATTTGGCCGCCTCTGTAGAGCGGTCGGAGTCCACGCTCGACCATGTGTTCCGCGAGGAGCCGGTCGATTTGCACACTTTCGTGACAGACCGCGGCTTCATGGGGTCCGAGCCCTTGGGGGACATCCAGTTCGATGCGGTCAAGCATTTGGAGCGCGTGCTCTACCCCGACGTGTATCCCCAGATGGCGGCGGAGTTCGGGCCGTATTGGGGCCCGCTGCGGTCGGTCAACTTCGGCACGCTGCAATGGGGCAAGGGCTGTCTGGTGGGCGGCGAGCCGATCTACGACGCCGCTACGGGGTCCTGGGTGCCGATCAGCGAGTGGAAAGGCGGTCTAGTCGCCGGAATGCGCGAGGACGGCTCTGTGGGGCGGTTTGAGGCGTCAGCGGCCTTTGTGCGAGGTCGTGGCGAGTGTTTCGAGGTGCGCACGCGGCTCGGGCGCAAGATGCGCGTCTACGGCGGTCACCAGTTTCTGGCCAAATACGACTGGGAGCCCTTGTGGCACCTCGGGCCGGGCGACAAGATCAGGGCGGTTGAGTATGTGCCTGATCCCGACCGCCCATCCGTCGATTTCGACGATCTCTCGGCCTGTTTGGAGGCAGCAGGCCCCTGGGACGAGATTGTCTCTGTCGAGTCAATCGGAACGCACGACTACTGGGACCTGAAAGTGGCCGAAGTCCACAACTACGTGGCTGGCGGGGGTTTGGTGAACCACAATTCAGGCAAGGATTATGTGTGTCGTGTGGTCTCTATGCGGGTGGCGTACATTCTGGCGTGCCTGCACAACCCCCTGACGTATTTCGGCTTGCCTGATACCGACAGCATCCACCTGTTGAATGTGGCGTCGTCGGCTCCGCAGGCCCAGCGCGCCTTCTTCAAGCCGCTCACAAAGATAGTGACGCGTCCCGGTTCGTGGTTTCTGGGCAAATGCTCCCCGACGCAGAGTTCGATAGTGTGGTCTAACAACGTCGAGCAGGTGTCGGGCCACAGCGACGCCGATTTGCAGGAGGGTTTGAACATCCTCCTCGGCGTGGCCGATGAGATCGACGCCTTCCCGACAGAGGAGGAGGCCAGGCGCTCCAGGGGCGCGGCCGCGCGGCTTCCGACCAATTCGGCTGAGGCCATCTTGGAGATGCTCCGGACTTCGGCGGCCTCGCGTTTCCCCGAGACTTTCAAGGTCGTGCGCATCTCCTACCCCCGTTACAAGGGGTCCACGATCCAGCTTTTGACGGAAGACGCCCGCAAAGAGAACGAGGAGATGGGCGAGAAGTCCCGGCACTACGTTTCCGGCCCGTACAGTACTTGGGAGGTCAACCCGCGGCACGCCAAGACGGGGAAGAAGGCTTTCGCGGAGGATTATCGCAAGGACGCGGCGATGGCGCGGGCCAAGTACGAGTGCAAGCCCGAGTATTCCAGTGACCCCTTCTTCCGCAATCTGGCGGCGTGGGAGCTATGCGAGCGCGAGTGCGGGGCTATCGGGATCGACTATTGGTGGAACGGCTCCAAACAGTCGTGGGAGGTGGATTTCGACTTCCCGCCCGACCTTGTGCCTATCCAAGGCGCACAGTACGCCATGCACGGCGATATCGCCCTCACAGGGGACCGCGCGGGCGTGGCGATGGCCCACATCAAGAAATGGGACGAGTTCTCGCGCAATCTGACGCGGGAGGATTTGTTCGTTGAGACCGTTTCGCACACGCTGCCGGTGCTGCAGGTGGATTTTGCCTGTTATTTCCATGCCGACGTCTCGGCGCAGCCGTTTTCCCGCGAGGTGCAGATTCGGTGGTACAGAGAGCTTATGCGGGAGTTGCAGTACCGCGGGTTCAACATCCGGAGGTACACATTCGACGGCTTCCAGTCGGCGGACATCATCCAGCAGCTTGAGTATGCGGGGGTCGAGTCGACCAGGGTGAGCATGGACACGAACGACTTGCACTGGAAGAACTTTCGCGATCTCGTCTACAGCAACCGCGTCTCCATACCGCGCGGCGAGCTTTTGAAGAAAGAGATCTTCCAGTTGACCCGCGCTCCCAACGGCAAGCTGGACCATGTGCCAGGCGGGTCCAAGGACGTGGCCGACGCTGTGTGCGGCGCTCTTGTGGGGGCTATCGAGTTGGGAGGGGCCGAGGACCCGGAGGGGGCTCGCAATTGGTTCGGGGGGCATCAAGAGCACTACAAGATGGAAGTCCCTGATACACTGCCTGTGGAGATGCCCTTCGACAGAGAGTTCTCTTTCGGCGGCGATCTCCTAGGCATGGGCGCAGGAGCGTGGAAGTGATGGCTGAAGACAAAGAAGCGAAGCCCCCGGACTTGAGTCCCGGCGTCCCGTCGGCGGAGTTGGGCCGCCCTTACTACCTGCCCTTCTCCTCCTTGTACGACAACCGCGCCGAGTATCCACGCGTCGAGGACGTGCCGGTGTCCGAGCTGAAGAAGATGAGGCAGACAGACGGCCAGGTTCGAGCGCTGATGCGCTTGTTGATGCTGCCTATCCTGGCGTCTGTGCGCGACATGACTGTGGAGCCTTCCGAGGAAGGCGGCGAGATGGAGGCCGAGTTCATCGAGAAGGTTTTCAGCCTGCCCGAGTCCGAGGGTGGCATGTGTCACACTTTCGAGTTCTTCGTCTCCCAAGTGCTGCAGGCCCTGGTGGAGGGTTTCACAGCTTTCGAGCTTGTCTACAAAGTCGCCGGACCGGACGCCGACCCCGCCCTGCGCGGCAAGATCGTGTACCACAAACTGGCGTACAGGGATTCGTCGACGATATCCTTCCTCATCGACAAGGACACAGGCGATGCTGTGGCCCTGCACCAGCGGATCAACTGGCTGGGCGAGTTCGTGGACGTGGTGATCCCGATGGACCGCGCCTTCGTCTACACGGCCAACGAGGCGGAGAACCCGCACTATGGCGTGAGCTATTTCCTTCCGGCCTACTACCATTGGGACAAGAAGAACAAGCTGTACTACATCACCCACCTCGCGGCCCAGCACCGCTCGGTGCCGGGGCGCGTCGTCTTGACCAAGCCGGGCCTGCCGACCACATCGCGCAAGGCTGTGCTGGACGCCTTGAGCGACTACGGGCTCTGCGGCGCCGTGGCGATACCGGCCGACTGGCTGGAGGGCGAGCCGCAGGAGTTCGGCACGCAGATGCCGAGCTTCAATTTCGTGGAGCTGATAAACCACCACAACGCCCAGTCGTCCAAGTCCGTGCTGGCGCAGTTCCTCGACTCCCAGGACAACAACACCAGCCTCATCACCACGACGTCCGACGACCAGGACGAGATGTTCGTGCTGCAGTTGGTCGCGATAATGGAGGACGTCGCGGCGCTGATCAACGAGAAGCTGGTGCCGCGGCTCATCGACTGGAACTTCGGGACGGGCCGCAACCCCACGGTGGTCTTCCGCCCGATCACCGACGAGTACCGCGACGCCATGCGGGAGATGTTCACGCAGATCGCCATGGCGACGACGCCGCACGTCACGCCGGACTTCCTGTTCGCGCTGGAGCAGTCAGTGTCCCAGGCCCACGGCCTGGGGGTGGACTACGAGGGACTGACCGCGGAATCCGTGGTCCAGGAGATAGTCCAAGAGGTCGAGGTGGAAACGCCGCCAGCCGACGATAGGATGTCCTCCGACGCATAGGAGGATTACATGGAGCCGAAGTCTTGGAGCGAGCTTGTCGAGAGCGAGTTGGAGCGTCAGGAAGAGAAGTTCGGAGAGCGGTGCTATCCCCCCCACGTGTGGCTGACGCTCTTGATGGAAGAGGTGGGCGAGACAGCTACGGCTGTCCTCGAAATGACGGGAGGGCCGACGCCCGACTCGGAGGAGGTGGCCGCCGTGCGCGATGAGGCTGTGCAAGTAGCCGCCGCGGCAGTGCGCTTGCTCGGCTGGTGCGATGATCCCGCCCAGAGGGTTTATTTTAGCGAGGACGTCGCGGTACCCGCTAGAAAAAGCGAGCGTCGCCGTTTCTGGCGCTTGCGGTCGTGAGGCGCACGACAGCCGTTGACCTGTTCTGCGGGGCTGGCGGCTTCTCTACCGGTCTGATGTCGGCTGGCTTCGACGTCGTGGGCGCCTTCGACAATTGGGTAGCGGCCCACGACGCCTATGCGCTCAACGTGGCTGATCATGTCGATGTGGTTGACCTCGGCTGCTGGGAGGACGCCGCAGAGCGTGTGTCGGCGCTCGCGCCCGACGTGGTGGTCGGCAGTCCCCCGTGCCAGGACTTCTCGCATGCGGGTCCTCGCAGTGAGGGCCATAACGCCAGTCTGACTGTGGCGTTCGGTCGTATAGTGGCTGCCGTAGGCCCGACGGCTTTCTTGATGGAGAATGTCCCCAGAACCGCCCGCAGCGTTGCATACTCGGAGATGTGGGGGATCTTGCGGTCGCAGGGGTATGTGTCTTTCGAGAAGGTTCTCTCAGCCGACCTCTACGGCGTTCCACAGAAGCGCCGCCGCTTGTTCGTGTTCGGCGTCCGTTCTCAGATGAGCGACGCTTTGGTGACCTGGAGCAGCGAATTGGACAGGCTGGCCAGTTCCGAGTCCATGTCGGTGCGGGAGTTCATGGGCGACGAGATCGACTTCGAGCACTTCTCCGTCCACCCGCGGAACTACAAACGGCGCGCGGTCTTCTCTGTGGACGGCCCCGCCCCCACAGTGCGCGGCGTCAACCGCCCCGGAAACTGCCCAGGGTACCCGGGGCACCACTTGGACAGCGCCCCGATGTCGGAGGCCCACTCGCTGACCACGCGCGAGCGTGCCAGGCTGCAGTCCTTCCCAGCATGGTTCGAGTGGCCCGGACAGAATCGCAACGCCGTGGCCGAGAAGCTGATCGGCAATGCCGTGCCGCCGCTGCTGGCGCGTGCGGTCGGCGTGGCGGCGTTGAAGGCCCTGCTGCCGTAGGTTGGTTTTCAAGGCTTTGGGCGGTATAGTGACCGCTTCAAACAGCGTTCTTAGGGAGGGTACAGCGATGAATGACGCAATGGACAGAATCGCCAGGCGGAGGGAGCGCAACACGCAGGCAGGGCCGTGGAGCTTGGGCCAGAAGCTCGACGAGCTACACGACTTGGGGCGCAACGGCGCTTGCCTGTCACGAGCCATGATAGAAGCGCAGGAAGCATGCGAGAGACTCGCCGAGGACATAAAAAGGAACGACATACTGATCCAATCATTGAGGAACGAGATACTGTCCAAGTACAACCCGAACGAATTGGAGGAAGAATAGTGTCCGAGGTCAGAGGAAGAATGACTACGTTTGGCGGTGGGGGCCGCACCATCCGTTACATGAGCCTCTACGAAGGCCAGTTGGAGGATTGGCTGATGGAGCGCAGCGAGGAGGCCACAGAGCAAGAGGACCCGTACGCGGATTTGTTCACCGTGGTCCGCGCCTTGAAAGAAGAGTTGGGGCTGCGCATATACGACCTTGAGCAGATGCGACTTGACAGCGACAATGTTCGGGCGATTGCTCGTAGTGTGTTCAAGGAGTTGTATGAGGACAAAGAAAAGGAACTTGAGGCAGAGTATGAGGGCTCTCTTGAGGAGCTTGTGGAGTGTCACGAGGACTTCATCAACAGGCTGTATGGTGTCGTGCGCGAGTTATTGCACCACATAAAAGTGAACGCTTTGCTCGACAGCGATGTTATAGAGAGTATGGAGCGTGAGCTTGCCGGGCACGACCACGACTGTTCGTTCGCTGGTCAGCCGGACGACTGCTGAAAAGATAATTTACGCCGCGGCGTGGGTTTTCGCACCGACGGCGGTATAATGGGGCCTTAAGCAAACGAAGGGATGTTGAAATGAAGAAAGTGCTAGTTTTGGCTGTGGTGGCGATGCTACTGGGGGGGGCTTGCACCCAGGTGCAGTTTGTGGAAGCCGTTGGGCTTGCTATGAAGGCGGAGTATCCCGCCGCAGAGCGTGCTCATGACCTCTTCGACAGACTTGAGTGGGATCGGGAGCAAGGCGCTCAATGCGGAGAGCCTTGGCCAGACGATGTTGCTGCTTCTGGAAGATATTGTTACGAGGGTCGGATTGTCACAGACACTGCTCTCTCAGAAGACCGCCATCTGCATGTGTACTTCCATGAGTTTGCACACGCTCTCGATGATGACGCTGGTCTGCTCAGAGGGTTTCTTGAGGAGAAAGCGCCTGATGGGTGTGAGGAGATCTCCGACCACGCTTGCGACAACATGGCGGAGTACAGAGCCGAAGTGTTCGAGAGGGTGATGATGTACAACGCGTCCGAGAAGCTGAAGTTCTTCGGTGTGCCTGCCCTACTGCACGGGTACGACAAACCGGAGCCTTGGATGGTTTTACTGGTCGATGGCATAGTTGCCGACCGCGAAGTGCCGAGCTCTGTGTTTGACGTGCCTGGCCATGTACTCGATGCTGGCGTCTCTGCGGGCGAGACTTCTCTGACGCTGACTTGGAGCCCTCCCGCTAGCGATGGCGGGTCTCCCCTGCTCTACTACAAAGTGTGCCGGAGTCAAGCTCTTGGATCTCCCGTCTGCGTAGAGCTTCATAAAGAAGCCAACCGCTTCACTTTCACAGGTCTTAGCCCAGCTACCGCATATGAGGTTTCTATCTCTGCCTGGAACAAAGTTGGCGAGTCGCGGCGGTCTACAGGTGAGACGTTGACCCGTGGAGTGCCAGCGACTACCGCAACCACTACGACCACACCGCCACCGTCAAACTGTCACCCCGCCTACATTCCGTGTCTGCCCAACTTGCCGGGTGATGCCTTGAACTGCGGCAACCTGTCGAGTTCCCAAAAGCCCGTTCAAGTGCGCACCATCGGTGTTGACCCCTACCGCCTCGATGGCAACAAGGATGGTCGGGGCTGCACGTCATGAAGGTCCCCACAGAGTTCGAGAAGTGGCTCGACGCCAAGTTCGACGCCATGTCCGATGTGGCCTGGACCATGTTGTGCTTCGCCGGTGTGGGCGCTATGGGGTCGCTAGTCCTGTGGCTGCTACTGTACTTCGTGTTCGGCGCAGACGCGGCGGGTGTGTCATGATAGATGAAATTGAAGAGTTTGAAATCCCCAAGCTAAAGCAGCCTAAGAGTTTAGGTCAAGTCTTTGACAGCGTGGTCGGGGCTATACTTGGACCGCGTTGGGTACTGCCTCGAAGGAATCGCCTTGTGTATGTTCCTAAGATTGAAGGGGATCTGGACAAGGTACTCTCGGAGTTGGGCAATATACATAACCAGGCTCTGATTACCGCCAAAACTTTACAGGATGAGTTTAAGGCTAGCCTGAAAAAGAGTGAAGGGCTCCTCGAGGCACATGTGTTGTTGGTGGAGGCTTCGCTAGAGGAAGCACGACAGAAGATTGAGGAGATGGACGCATGACAACCCCGGACCTCACCTGATGCAAGTGCGGCCCATTGAACTCCGCGACGCCAACGCTTTCGTGGGGCAGCACCATCGCCACCACAGGCCGACAACGGGCCATCGCTTCTCGTTGTCCCTCTGGGATGGCGGGGGTCTCGCGGGCGTGGCTATCTGCGGGCGGCCTGTGGCTCCTGCCACAGATCAGTTGGCTGTTCTAGAGGTGTTGCGCGTGTGCGTACTTGAGGGAGTCCCGAACGGGTGCAGTCAGTTACTGGGGGCGTGCGCACGGGCTGCCAAGGCAATGGGCTACAAAGAGATCCAGACATTCACACTCTCGGTAGAGAGCGGGGCGTCTTTGCGCGCCGTCGGCTGGGATTATGTTTCGGACTCGGATAGTACGTGGGACCGTCCGTCCCGCCCGCGTCTGGATTTGGACTTGCCGCCGCGGCGCAAGTGGCGGCGCGTGTTGTCGCAATAGATCACAGCGTGTAGCGCTCACTGAGTCTGCCTCGTTGCCGCGGCGTTGGTTTTCGCACCGACGGCGGTATACTGGGGTCCTATTGAGACTGCGGTGAAAGGGTAAGTTATGGAAGAAGAACTCGAAAATTTGCGAGTGGAGTTGTCGGCGGAGTTGAGTGACGTGCGCGATGCGCTGGCGCTTCTTACGAAAGCCCACGCTGAATTGAGCACGTACGTCGTCAGGCTTCCCATCAATCCTCCGTTCCGCCCAACTGTGAGGAGTGAAGAAGAGTAAGCAAGGTCTGCCTCGAGGGCAAACGCCAGTAGAGGCATAGCGATACCCCGCCCGGTAACGCAGGGCGGGGTTTTTCGCGTTCTGGTGCAGTGTCGTTCCCTCTGTGGCGATATTAACGTGTGATGGAGTACATCACAGCACCCGCGGGCGACAGCGGCTACCTCTCACTGGCCAGCGGGCCGAAGGGCCGCACGTATCGCAAGCAGATCTTGAAGCGCGGCTCGCTGCGGCACCCCAACACGGGGAAGGTGATCCAGATAGACGACGCCTTCTTGGGCTCTATCGTCGCGAACTTCAACAACGGCGCCGTGGACCATGTGCAGATTCCCGCCGCCACCGACACGAACGAGCACTCTGACGACCCCGAGCGCAATCTGGGCGAGGTGGTCGGGCTCGACGTCACAGAGGACGGCCTCTTCGCCCATATGGAGTTCCGCAAGGACTCCGTACTGGATGCGCCGGGCAAGACGATCCTGGGCGCCTCCGCGCTGCTCAGCCTCGACTACGACGACAATTCCACGGGCGAGAAGATCGGTCCCACCCTGCTGCACGTCTGCGCCACGAACCGCCCGTATATCACCGGGATGGACGGCTATGGGGAATTGGTGGCGGCCAGTGTCGATACTGGCAGTAATAACACGCGTGTGACCTTTTTGGAGGCAGCGGCTATGCCGGACCTTGACCAGATCAGAACAAGTCTCAACTCACAGGACGTCGAGATGCGCAAGCGCGCTCTCAAGGAGTTGGGCATCGAGGATCCAGACGACTGGCTGGCGCTTCTAGCGCCCCCGGCGCCTGTCGCCCCCGACAACGACGAGCTGAAGGAAGCGCTCATCACAGCGAAAGAGGCGGGCGTGGCCGAGGCCAACAAGCAAGTGGTCGCCGCTCTCAGCGACGTCCTGCAGTTGACCGACGCCGCTGTCGCAGCCGAAGAGGATCCCGTGGCCCTGACCACAGCGGTGGCGGCCAAGGTGGACGAGCTGGTGCAGAGCAATGTGGCTCTCACGGCGAGGCTCGACGCCGCCGAGCGGGCTTCGGCTGAGTCGGAGGTGGACGGCCTTGTGGCCGCCGGCCGCGTGCTTCCCAAACAGCGCGATGCGTTCATCGAGCTCGCCCTGACCAACAGGGCGCAGTTCGACGCCCTCGTGCCCGACGAGTCCATCGTGCCGCTCACAGCGGTTGGCGTGGACGCCATCGAGGTACCGGGCGGAGCCTCTCTGTCAGAGGCCGACGCCGCCAAGACCGCCGACGCTCTTCTAGAGCAGTACGGCTTGAAGAACACTAGAGGAGCCTGATAGATGTCCGAACTCGGAAACACAGTCCCGGTGCCGTCGTTCAAGGACGGCGACTCGTTCCGCGACGACGAGCTTCTTGCGAGTCATGTCGGGTACACACAGCGCGGCGTCGTGGTCCAAGGCGGCCAAGGCGTCTTGAAGATGGGCACGATCATGTCGCGCCTTGCCTCCAGCAAAAAGTGGGTGAAGTTCACGAACGTCAAAACTGACGCAGGTACCTTTCAGACCGCTGTCGCCAAGGACGGTGACAATCCCGCTATTCCCGCTGTGCCTGCAAGCGATGACACTGGCACGACAGTGGCCGTCGGCGTCCTCCGGCAGACTGTGGACACAGGGACCAAGCGCGGCAAGCGGTCTGACGACCCCCTGGAGGACACTCTGGGCAATGTGGTGACCATGGGCAAGCTCAAGCTGTCCAAGATCTACACCTTCAGTGGTACTCCTGCCGCCGCCTCCACAGCGAACGGCGGTGCCATGTCCGGCGACAGGTTTGACAGTCTCACTGCGGCTGTGACAGACCTCAACGCCCGCACCGACAACGTTCTAGACGAGTTCACCTTCTGATAAGGACAGCAAATGCCTGAAATCGACCTGCTTCAGCCCACCGTCTTCGCCGGAGTCATCCAGCGGATGGAGGCCCCTGTACAGTTCAACCTGCTGAACAGCGTGCCGCAGACGGCGCACCCCTTCCCGACGCTGACTTGGGACGTGCTGCAGGGCTCGCGTATGATCGCCAAGCCCAACGTGCCCAACGCCGAGGCGCACATCGTGCCGAGGCTTGGCCGCGACCAGCAAAGCGCGTCGTTCGTCTATCTTCGCGAGAAGAAAGTGTTCGAGCCCACCACGATCCGCTGGCTTCGCGAGCCGGGCCAGATAGCCCGCACCAACGCCGAGGCAGCGGTTATGCGCGAGGTGATGGACCTCAACCAGCGCTTCGACGGCTATGCCGAGTGGCTGCTCTGGCAGGCGCTGACCGGCTCGATAGACATTGTGATCGAGGGCGCCACGACCAAGGTGGACTACAAGTTCCTCACCTCGCACAAGCCGACTGTTACCGGCAAGTGGTCCACAGCCGAGCCGAAGGACATTGCGGAAGACATCAAAGCCTGGAAGCGTTTGATCCGGCGCGACGGCGGCGTCGAGGCCGATACCGTCTGGTGTACTCCGGAGACGCTCGACCACATCGTCGACTCCTATACAGGAGGCACTAACAACGTGCGGGCGCGGCTCATGTCGGACCGCATGAAGGAGACTTTCTTCTCCACCGGCGTGCTCGACGGCTTCCTCGGCATGATGTGGCGGCAGAACGACGACATCTTCGACTTCGGCTACGGCGAGCGCGACATCGCTGGCAAGATCAAGGAGACCAACGCCGACGGCACTCTCAAGAACCACAGGTTCCTGGGCAATGACGCCCTGGTGATGGGCAACTTCTCGATGGGACGGCCCATCGAGTTGTATGTCGGGCCGACCGCCGACGACGAGGCCCCGATGAACCACACCGGCAAGTTCGCCAAGACCTGGAAGGAAAAGGACCCTTCGGCGCGGCAGTACCTCATCGAGTGGAATATCATGCCCGTCATCACACGGCCCGACCAGTTCGTGTACGTCGCCGACGTGAACCCCTCGTAAAACTTGTCCTGACAACTGAACCCCGACAAGGAGAAGCGCCATGAGCGATACCGTTGTCAGCTTGAGCGACTTGGCCGAAGAGGTCGAGTCGCAGATGGCTGAGGAGACTGTCAAGATCGCAGGCCAGCACGATCATGTGCCAGGCGACGACATTGCCGTCCACTTCATCGAAGACGGCCTGACGGCACTGGGGCAGGTGTGGTACCGCGGCCAAGTGCTGCGGATGGCCGTGGGCGACGCCGTGTGGGCGAAGACTCTGGGCCATGACGGGTCGTCGTGGCTGGAGTTGTCCAAACAGCGGCAGATCGAGGTCTACGGCAAGCAGTTCTTCGACTACGGCCCTTGGCCGTTCGACTGGGACGCCGACGACGTCCGCAAGACGCTGCGGGACGCAGGGTACCCCGACGCCGAGGTCGAGGCCGCGGTGGTCAGCATGAAGGCACTCGAGCAGCCCGAAGCCGCCGTCTGAGCGAGCGGTCCGCCGATGTCCGACGACCTGCCGCCCACGACAGGCTACAAGTCCTTCTTGGGCCTGGGCGACGAGGAGAGCGTCTCCGCCTACGCCGGTCAAGCGCTGCAGCAGGCAGCCGACCTGCTCAGCGTCGTCACAGGCGCATCGCGGCCCGCCGACGCAGGGCAGGCCCAGCGGCTCTACGACAATGCCGTGTACTCCATGGCAGAGGCGCTGGAGGTCAACAAGGGCAGCCGGGCGCAGCACCTGTCGCCGTACCGCAGTGAGCAGATAGGCAGCTTCCGCTACGAGCTTGTGGCCTCCAGGAGCATCGCAGGCGCTCCCACCGGAATCCTGTGGTGGGACATGGCCGTGCAGCAGTACACGACCGACAGCGCCCCACTGGCGCGCTCGGCGCATATGTTCGACAGAGTGCCGCCCGACTTGGAGCAGCGGAAGACCGCGGACGGCGACGTCGTGGTCCTCGGAACGGCGGACATGCTCGACATCGACCTCAAGGGGTCGTGATGCGCGGCGTGTACCAGTCGTACGTGCGCGTGGAGCGCATGACGGCCTCCGACGAGGATGGCGTCACGGAGTTCACATGGCGCCGCATCACCGGGGGGTGGTGCCGAGTCGACCTTCTGCACCTGCACGATCCGGGCATTCCCGTGGTCGTGCGCGAGTCGGCTATCTCCCCCGAGCGGCTGGGCACGGTGTTCTTGGGGCCCGAGGTGCTGAAAGGCAGCAGAGTGGTGCCCGAGGACGTCATAGTAGTCGAGAAGGGACCCTATAAGGGGGTCCGGTTGAAGGTGGAGGTCACGCCTACCGCTGCTTATCTGGGCGGCGGCACTGTCCTGCACTATGAGTGCAAGGTGCGCGAGGTGAATCCCATGGTGGCCGCATGACCGACAATGTGCGGTTCTTCATGGATTTGGGCGAGGCGCGCGCCCCAGTCGACATCCTCCACCGCGACGTTATCGGGCGGAACATGGGCGACCGGTTCGGCAAGAACACGGTGGTGCGGTTCAAACGCGCCTTGAAAAGGCAGCGCGTCCTGTTCGAGGAGGCGCTGGCGTACGCCCAGTCCATCGTCAGGGTGGACACGGGGTCGCTTCAGAGCACCGGCAAGGTGGGCTTCAAGGAGAACATCAGTCTCTCCACTGTCGACCCCACAGTCGAGTTCTGGCTTCAATACGGGGGGCCGGCGCCCGGCTTCCCCCGCGATCCTGTCCACTATGCGGAGAAGGTGGAGGATTTCGAGCGGCGCATCGGGGGGTCTGCCCTGGGCCCGGGCGCTTCGTGGATCGACGTCACCGAGAAGCTCTACGTCGAGAAGATCGTGGTGGGGTTCGAGAAGCTGGGCACGGCGCTGCTGGACGAGGACTGGGCCAAGTCCTTGGGCGATTTCGGGTCCGGTGTCGTGCACGACGAGGGCG